TTGTGGCGCTGTTTGACGCCATGTTGTCTTCGTCTTTAATGCCTGTAACAGTCGCGCCGTCTCCCGCAATGTTTAAGGCCTCCGTGCGAAGCTGTTGAAAAACATTGGTCGTGGTAGCGGTCGCTCCACCGCCATCAAACTTAACCACCATGTCCATTCCAGCCGGAATTTCTAAATCTCGGCCCGCATCATAGGTGCCTTGAAATAGAATTACCGATTGACTGCCGCCTAAACTGTTTCTTACAAACACAATCTTTTCAGCATCGTTGGGGTCTAATTGAACAAAAACATTGCCGCCAAGATCGCTCGAACTATAAAACTCAACCCATTTGTTGCGCCCATCGGAAGTAGCGCCATTTGTGATAGCCAAGGTGTTTGGTGACCCCGAAGACCCCGCAGAGGTAAGCGTGACCCGGGCCGCGCCGTTAATAGCTTGGTCTAAAATGTCGAAGTTGACGTTAGTGGTATCGCCCCATGTGCCCGACTGTTCGCCCGTGGCTGGCTTCTCGATCCCGAGGTTTACTGTATATGTACTAGGCATCTTTTATATCCTTACGCTGCTATCCGCGTCCAACTAGCGTTTTGAGACGGTATGCTCTCTGACCACGCAGGCTCTTGACTTGGGGTTTCATTAGTATAACCCGGATTTTGATCCGGGACAATAGTTCCGTAAACTAAAGCTCCAGAAACAGACCCAGTGGCCGAAACTCCGGTTACATTAACATTTACGTGGATTTGTGTTTCCACACCTCCTACCTGCCCTAAAGCAGGGTTTGGCGACGTTACGGGTATCGTGACAAAAATACCGACGTCTACAGAGCCTACACCACCTGTCGCCGTTAATCCCGTGGGTAAAACAGAGGCATCTGCGGTGACCGTAACCGATCCCATAGACGATACAGCCTCTAATCCGGTAACGGGGGTTATTGCGTCAGCCGTAACGGTTACACTGTTAACTTGACCCGTACCCGCGACCCCTGTCGCGTTAACTACCGCTGTGCCTATTACAGTGCTTGCGCCCGGAGAACCTGTGGCCGCAAGCCCTGACACATTAATGGTAACGCCTGTGCCTTCGATTACCGTTACAGACCCCGGAGAGCCTGTGGCCGAAACGCCCGTCACAACCGAATTAGCATCCGCGGTAACAAGAACGGACCCTACTGAACCCGCCGACTGCAACCCTGTAACCGGAACATTGGCTTCTGCAATGACAGTAACAGACCCCGAAGCGCCTGTACCCGCAACGCCCGTGACCGTAACCGGAATAGCCGCGCCCCACGGTCCTTCAGACCATGACCCTCGACCCCATCCCGTAATCACTGACATCGGATTTTACCTCTTACGCAATGCGTATGATGGCGTTAGAAGCATCTGCCGTTGGGAATACTACTGTAAAGTCACCATTCGTTGATGTTTTATCAGCACCAAAGTCTAAGATAACAACTGCCGGATTACCTGAAGCGGAATCATTATAAATCATAGCTCCACGAGCCGTGATAGTTGAAGACGACCAAGTGGTGTCTGCAAAATCAGTAAAAGCTGTAGTTCCAGACGTTGTTGGATCAACCCGCGTTAAGGTGTTTCCGCCCGCGGTGTATCCCGTTCCAGATACCTCGTTAGACGTGGTATAAGCGGTGGTTGCCGCGTTAAACGACGCACTATTTGTGTAGAGAGCAATTTTAAAAGTGCTTCCACCTGAGTTTTTAAAGTTATGCACGGCCTCAAGAATTTCTTTCTTGAAGCTTGTACACATGAAATTTCCTGAAAAGGCCATGCCTATGTCTCCTTATGTGTTACAAGTTCAGATTTCATTGTTTCGGCCTAATTAACATGCCGGTTCGATATTCGTCGGTAACTTCTTTAGACTCACCGAACATTTTCATGCCGCTGATTGCTTCTGTAAACCGTTTTTCGTAAACGGCCATAACGTCCGCTTCACCTTTCATAAATATGTATGCTTCCATTAAAGCTCCGTAAAGTAACGCCATTTCAGCGTTTTCACTCAACCAAGTCGTACCACTGTCTGCTCCCGAGGTTAGGCTGGCCGGACGATAAAAGTAATGTAACTCTACAGCGTATGCACTATTCGGGGTTGGACCCAAAATAAAGTTATCCACGTCAAAAACAGCGTAGTATCGTGGTTTTCCTGTAGTCGAGGCATCTGGATTAAAAGATTGTACAAAATCCACGTCTTTAAAGTCTAAAAATACGTGATCTCCGTCAGAATCTACAAAAGAAAGGGCAAAAGGTGCCAAATAATCGCTAGGACAGGCCAAATACTTGTTTGAAGCCGTCATTCCGCCGGTAACATTTTTTTTAAAAAAACTTAACTGCACGTTTTTAAGAATACGTTCTTCTGCTTGACGAATAAATAAGGGTAAATTACTTACAAACGTTGTTTCATCGTTTTCCGTGTAATCCTGAACAGCTTGTTTTAGTTGCGCATATGTAAAGCTCATGTCACCACCGTCACTATTCCAACTTGTCCAAACCCTGTAGCAGGGCGTAAGTTAGGGTTTTCAATTAAAGGAAGTCCAACATAAACATCCATAGGCTCTATTCGATCGGGTCGTGCGTTTTGCAACGCTTCTGGGTCCACAACTTTTCTAAAAGGACCAAGTTGCGGATGTTTAGGTTCAAACTCGTCAGGGCCGACAAGAAGACCATTCCATTCCCGGCGCATTAAACGATACTTGTATCGTTGCCCAGAACGGTCAGATATAGCCCATGAATTTTTACCAGATGCGAACTTAGCCATTACCCCACCCTGTAATTGTCGTATTTTGGTACGACGTTAAAAGAAGATCGGTCTCGATCTTCGGTTGCCGCACGATCAAACTCTTCTTCATACACTGATTTGAGTAGCTGAATACGGTTGGGTGCGCGTTTTAATGCTATATAATACGCTAAACCCGCGGCTAGACAAGGGTAAAACCTGAAAGGCATGTCCATTGTGTTGGTGTAAATGTCCGCATCATCCATGCGAGTAAGTGCATCGTAATAAATTACATCAGTGCCGTTGTCTGGTACGGGCCACAGCTTCAAAACAGGCGTGACCTGCCGATCTAAGAAAAACTGATTGACGCGGCTTTGAGTAGATTTATTCGGGATACTTAAAAAACCATCTCGGCTTAACCGTTGTAGAGAATAATCAGTGCCGTTGCGTTTCACAACAACCGAAAGTATGTCTATTACATCTTTAGATAGATCATAATCTCCATCTCCGGCTACAGTAGTAATGGTGCGTTGCTTGATTGTCCATTGATTCAATCCGCGGTTAGCCCAATCTGCAAGCATAAGATTTAAAGACCTTTTAGCCGTTTTAAGGTCGTAACCGGTGCGCACCTCTAGTCCGCAACGCTCAAACGCTTCTTCAACGTAGTCAGCGACGTCTAGTTCAAAATCTTTGCTTCCAGAAACTGTCATTTTACTTCTTCTTTACTGCTCCGCCTCGACGCATTTTCTTAACCATGCCGCCGCCGCGCATTTTTTTAACCATGCCGCCGCTACGCATTTTTTTAACCATGCCGCCTTTGCGCATTTTCTTTACTTTACGAGGTTTCATCGCCATTTTTTAATCTCCTGTAAAATTTTTTACGTTTTTCGTAGATTTCGAGTGCATTGTACTCAGGATCATAAATACCATAATAACCCTTTTTGTCCAACTTGTCTGCCGATTCCTGCAATTTAGACAATCTTTGTATAAAAATCATAGCATAAGGCGTGTCCGTCTCTGCTTCAAACTCTGCCTCTTCCACAAATTCGTTTTGTTCATCATCTGGATGAAAGCCCATTAACCAGATGTCTTTGTCGATAAACGCCCCCGTAGAAATAAATTCGTTTAAGTCATCTAAATACTCGTGAAAAGCTTCCGGGGGCTTATCGTTAGACAGGTCCGCTAATATAGCTAATTCAAATTTGTCGTCAAATTGAGATATACAAGAATACAAACTTTGGTAGTTTTCTTCATGTTTAAATAAGATAGCTACCTTATCTTCCGCCCACGCTTGGCGAGCATAAGGACAAGGAGGAACGCCATTAAAGTGAGGGCTGGGTATTTCCAACACCTCTTTAGACCAACGCCTAATTTCTTTTTGAATGCTACCCTCTAAAGCTATAGTCATGATTGTGTAACCGATCCCTTGGTTCTTTTTCGTCTTTCGCTCATAATTGCACCGCACCCACGAGCCACGGCTGTTCCGGGGACGGATTTGCCGTTAAATTTTCGTTTAGGCTTTGTTACTTCTCCACCGAGCCTCATTTTTCTCACTTTGGCCGCCTTTGTGTTGGAAACCACTTGCTTACCTTTAGAACCTTCACGCTTTTTTTTGCGCGCAGTCGAAGCCCTTTCAGACTTGCTGAGACTTTCCGCTTTAGCCCGAGGCAAACATCGGTCAGGGTTCTTTTTATTTTTAGAAGTACCGCACTTACCTGCAATGTTACCTTGGCTATCAATTCTGACCCAATCTTCATTTACCCAGTCCTTTAATTTTCCCATTATTACTTTTTACCTTTACTCTTCTTAGCGTAATTAGGGTCTTTACAATATTTTGAGGCCGCCATATTCGCATACGCGCTTGGATACGTGTCAAAAGTGCGTTCCGCCCAAGCTTTTCCTTTGGGGCAAATCTTACTCCCTTTACTTTTGGGTGAGGATTTCTTTGATTTACGTGAATAAGACATAGTTCTACCCCATTAAGTTTCCTACAAAAGGTGCAATTAAAATTAAAACAGCTAAACCCCAAAGTTTCACATCAAACGCTTTTAAAGCACTCTTGTTTTCACTTAGCTTTTCTTCAATACGTTGATAACGAAGATTACACTCCGCTTCATGTTTTTCTAATTTACTTAGAACATCTACGACTTTCATTCTTTCGTTACCACGCTTTACAAGACCAGTATCTGGCACTAAATTTATCTTTTGCGGTGTCACATGAGTGACGCGCTCTAAAATTTTTTCTACGTCCCGGTTGATCTTTTTTGATGGACATTTTTTGGTCCCCAAACCGAACAAGTTTAATTTCAGAGCCTTTTTTGGCCAAAACCGCACTTTTCTTTGATTTCCCGGGAGTTCGCTTGGGTTTATTATATCCTGCAAAGGTTTCACCCCTATATTTTATACGACCCGACGGGGTTCTAGTTACGTTTTTGGTTGTGGCCATGTTTTACCTAACTGTAAAAAACCGTCACAGAAGTACACGCTGTGAAAGCTGAGATATAAATATCACTTACACGCATACCTTCGTCGGGTATGTTTACCGAATGAGTGTCTGACGCATCTAAATCCATGTCCAAAACAGTTGCGCCGCCACTACCATTAGTAAAGGTAAGGCGTGGGCTTCCCGTTGTGGTTTTTACTTGGATTTGTCTAATGCGTGCAGGACCCACAGCCGCAGACCCTGTTCCCGTCAATCTTTTTGTTCTTACATCAGAACCTGCCATGATTTATTCCTTTTCTTTCGCGGGACGCCCGCGTTTTTTCTTAACAGGAGCATCCTCCCACGCCTCATTAATATCAGGAGTGGAGGGATCATCTGCTTTGAGAGTTCCGTTTTCATTGCGAGCGCGAACTTGAGCGGGCTTGATTCCTCGAGCCGCTAGTTCTTCTTCGGATGCAGGTTTGAATCTACTCATAACCTACTCCTTATGCCGCTGCTATTGTGCCGCCCGTGTCAGAACGCTTCCAGTTTGTTCCGTCAGAGAAAGCCAAGATTGCCGCGCCTGCTGCGCCGTTTGAAACAAATACAACAGTGCCTGCGCCAGCGTCTGAAGCTGAAGGTGCGTTTGCTACGGTGTAAGTTGGGACGACGATGTCGCCAATAAAGCCAGCAGTTGAAGTCACTGGACCTGAAAATGTAGTCGATGCCATTTTAATACCCTTTGCATAAGGATTCGCCTTGTAGTCTATGCAACGTCAGGAGGGCGGGTACCTGTCTACAAAGCTAATATGTTGCCCTAAAAAAACTATAAACTAAAAAAAAGCAAAAAGAAAGGGGCCTTTGTAAGGCCCCTTTCGTAAGACAGAATGAGGATTCCGTTCTTATGCTGCGCCGGGTGTTCCGTAAACGCTACGCCAATCGGATACACCGAAAGAATAACGCTCACGCGCTTTAAAGCGCATGTTACCCGTGTCAAAGTCCCCTTCCATTGCCGTTTTAATTGGCGAACGGTTGAAGTATTTGAAACCATTAGGTGCATCAGTTTTGATGAAGAATGCGTCTGAGTCTGTTAGGAAGTGGTTAACCACAGCCCCATCAGGAATCATACCCATGTTTTTCATCGCATTGTTGTCGTTGTCAGCAGTTGCTGAACGTAGGTTAGAGTTAAGAACCCGCTCTGCAATAAATTGCAATTCTTTTGGGATAATTAACTTCATACCACGAACAGCAATTTTCAGACCACGCTCATCAGTTAAACCAGCAATATCGATTAACATCTGTTCCAACGAAGTTTCGTTGAGGTCGGCAGCAACTGCCAAGACGTTAGTCTGGTTACCAGATAATGATGGGTGGGCTGCTGAACAAAGTGCTGCACCATCGCCAACCGCAGAAGCACCAGCCGTAAACGCATTGTTTAGGATAGAAGCTGCTTTGATTTGCTTTGTTTGAGCCATAGAACGGGCCAAAGCTTTAGTGTAACGAGATGCCAGACGATCATAAAGGTTGTCTTCGACAGCCTCCTCAGTGATCGAAAATGCCAACGCAATAGTTTCGTGAGTGTAACGAGCAGTATATGTTTCTTGTGCATCGTCATAAGTAAGGGCACCGCCCTCGCTTTTAACAGGTGCAGTAGAAAAACCACCAAGCATAACTTCTTCTTCGAATGCTCGATCTGAGCTTTCTTCATCAAAGATTTCACCATGCTCGTTTTCGTAACGATTGTATTCAAGGCCGAACAAGGCGTTAAGGCCGGGTTCTAGCTCTTTCGCTAATTGTGCGCGAGAAATAGCCATTTATTAAGCCCTCCTTATAGACCAGTTGATGTCGCGGTAGTCTGCGAATCAAAACGGCTGGTTGGTGCATTGTAATGAGCGTTCAAGCGGACAATTAACGGAATACCAGCGGCTGCGTAGTCACTGTTTCCTGCGTCATCCATGATGCCCACAATACGCAACGGCAAAGTAGCTGTCACGGCAATTGTGGAAACGCCCAAAGCGGAATTGGAACTACCGTTTTCAGTAGAACCTGTGCGTGCAGATGTTCCTAACGACGCGTTTGCAAATACATGCGCAAGAGCCGTTGCTCGGTTAGTCAAGGTTGCGTCAGACGCCACTTTAAATAACTGATTTGGATTATCTGCTACAAACGCCTTTACAGGGTGGTTTGTATCAACACTTACTGAACCGGAACCGGGCCAGTAATTAATGAAGACTGGTTTCTTTGAAACCGAATCAACGTACTCAACGCCCATCAGGACACCTAATGCTTGCGTAGTACCACCATTAGTAGCACCCGCTTGATCAACAACACCCGCGGCCGTAGGGACGCAGATAGAGTATTGAAAAATAGCATTTGTGTTGTTGGAAGCGATTTCATACTGGGTTACACCAGTAGTATTAGCCGCAGAGCCAACTAGCCCGATAGGACGAAGACCATAGGCAGTATTAGAATTTGCCATAAGATATTACTCCTATTGAGGTAGCCCTATTTTTTGGGGCCACCGAAGGTTACACGAGATTGACGATCAGGTTTAGAGATCGTCATGGTTGAATGTGCATTCTCACGCATCATGTCGTGATCGACAGCTTGCATTTGATCCATATTTCTTTTTGAGAAATAATCGGTTCTTTCTGCAATTGTTTCGACCGGAATACGAGCGAGAAGCAGTCCGCCAACTCCAAACACACCTTCATGTTTACCTGTTTCAACAACGGGGGATTCAAAGTCAGGGTATTCATCCTTACGAACAAGTTCCCATCCTTCCCTCATTTTAGCACTGATGTTCTTCGTATCATCAAAGCCACGCGTTTCGGCGCGTATCCAACGATGCTTAAATCCATCAGGGGCAGGTGGTGCGTCTAGCATAGACGGTGGAGCCCAAGGCTTACGAACAGCCTGTTTCTCCCGGGTTTGGTTAGCGCGAGAAGTACGGTTGATTGCCGAACCACTTTTTTGATTGTTTTCATCAGTCATTTTATTACTCCTTCACGTATTTCGCATATTCACTCAGCGGCACACCCAATTTTTTCGCTATTGCGACTTGGCTCGGGGTGAGACGAACCTTTTTCCCACTGCGCCCAGTTGATGTTCTTGATGCGCCAACAACCGTCTGAGCGGGCCGTTTGTTCGCGGAATTTCCGGCATTTACGAACTTACTCGAAATGCGACGGTCAAGTTCAGTATAGTAGTCATCGCTCGTGGGGTCAAACCCTTCTTCTTCTACGAGCTTTTTATGTATACCAAAGGCCGCGTAAGTCATGGCCTCGTCTTGACCAAACCAGCTATTTTTCATAGCCCAAGTCTCAGCTTTAGGGTCTGGACGTTTAGGGGCTTGAGCCGGCATAGGTTGTCTGGATTGATGCTCTGCCGCGGCCTGTTGTTGCTGTTGCGCTCGATCTTGTTGCGCTTTTGCTTGATTTGCACGGTCTTGCTGAATAGCTAGATTTGTAAGGGTGCGTTGCGCTTCAACAGTCGCCTTACTGTCCCCTATCTCTATTGCGCGGGCAAGAGAGCTTTCAGCTTGTTCCATCTGAGTATTAACGCGGTTAGTGTACTCGTTGACGTAGTTCGTGTCCAAACTGGTCATTCTTTGCTTTAACGTTTGAGACTCGGTTTGAACAGCTTGAGCGTACTTAACCGCTTCTTGCTCACGCCTCTCGGCTTCGCGCATTTTTTTGGTTAAACGGTCGATCCTTTTTTGAGTGGATGTCTCTGCTTTAGCAAATTGATCCTCCGATCCGCTGTCTTCCGACGCGGATGTTTCTTCCTGTTCAACCTCGATTTCAGTTTCTTGGTTTTCACCAACGTCTAATTCGACTTGGTTTTCTTCATTATCAGCCATATCTTACCTCGTTTATAAATGCTGTATGTCTTCAGGGTCCAAAATAGTCGCAAGTATCTCATCATCATTGAGTATGCGAACTTCTCCCCCATCGATTTGTAGGCGTGAGCCCGCATAACGGGCAAATAATACCCACTGCTTCTCCTCGCACCACGCGCCTTCAGGGAATTTGTCACGGTCTTTGTAAGCAAGAGGACCGACTTTTAGGACATAACCTACCTGTGTGGATATTTGACTTTTCTCTTGGACTTCATTGGGGATAAATATACCACCAGCAGTCTTTGCCTTACCCTGATAAGGTAAAATGAGAATACGCCATCCAGTAGGGGCAGGCATTCTTTCCAGAAGACTTGCGTCTAATGCTTCTGGGTTTAAACGGGGGTTTTCGACGTAAGCGTCGGCAAGATTAGCTTTTTCAGCTTTTGCATTTGCCTCTGTAATAGCAGCCACACCTTCGGCGGCGGCGGACAAATCAATTTTAGTAGACTGTTTAGTCATTGGATCGCTCCTGTTTATCTAGCAGGCCCTTGAGTTCCTGTTCCACGTGATTTAGACACTCCATGTTGCCCATAAGCTCACGATATTGCTCCATTGATTTGACATTTCCGTAGATCATCAAATCCGTAACCCCTTGCCGTCTTTCTCTCAAGATACGAAAAACAGCCTCGGCCACATAAATCTCATCCATTCCCACCTCTTATATTATCGAATAATGTACTATATTATCCTAGCACAACTTATATGAGATATGCTAGGACTATCTGTATATTTATGCGATTAATTAAGAAGCACTAAGCCAATCGTATATTTTTTTAGTTTGCTCCATACGATCATCTAGTCCGTGATACCCGCCATTCACACGTTTACTAATACGTTTAATGGTGTCATCTGTTACGCCTTCGTCAGCGATGTTAAAAAGTTTATTCTTCTTAAAAAACCATAAAGCAGTTTCAAAAGCGTAATCTGTAGCCGCTAGATCAGGGTCAGTCATTACTTCGGGTAAACCCATATCACTAGAGAAAGAGCGGTAATTTGCCTTACCGGTTAATTGTAAAAATCCTCGACCGATAAAATCTTTAGCATCTTGCTCCGTGAGGTTTCCAAGTGATTCTCGTAAATATACTTTACCTGCGATCTTACTTGGCTGTCTTTCGTACTCTTTAGCTTCCTCTTCCGTAAACCTGCTAGGCCAAGTCCGCATAAGAGCTTCCCAACCGTAGTTTAGGTTTTCTCGGCAAAGTCTAAATCCGCCGCTTTCGTGAGCAGCTTGCCCCAGTAGGTGCGCCCCATGTTCAGGGGACAACTCGTAGTGAGATACAATAGCTCGTGCCGTATTTGGTCCGAAGCCTCCGTCGGGCGTAACCCCACATCTTTCTTGCAGTAGTTTTAAAGAGTCACTCATTTTGTAATTCCTTGTTTCTTTTCGTAGCTACGGAGTCCGCCCAAACCGAGCATACCCATCATAACAGTCATCAAGCTACCCATATCAAACTCGGGTAGCGCGGGTATGTCAACTCCAGCGGCAGTTACACCAAACACAATCAATGGCTGTAAGACAAAGTGATATGCAAAAGCAACGCCACATACCCAACCTATGAACGGTCGCCATCCACCTTTGAATAAAGAACCCGATGCAGCTTCGGCTTTGTTTATTTCTAACTGCCCCATTAGCGCCTGCTGGGCATGATTGTCGGACATTGTGGCGATCTCATGGGCTAACTTGGCCTTTTGATCTTTGTCCTCAATAACTTTGTCTAGTAGCCCACTAACAGGCCCTATCAAATTACTTACTAAACTCATCATTATTTATTTTCCTTCCCTTTTGTGTAGGCTTCCTTGCCATAAAAGGCGGCAACTATAGCAGCTACAGAAACAAAATACACACCAGCGATAGAAGCTAGTGATTTCATGGCTTCGTCAAGACTAGCCAAGTTACAGAATATAATAGCAAAAGGATACAATAACATTCCAAATAACGCAAACCACGCCATCTTGCGCTGGGCATCTCTTTGTGCATCGTCATCGGCCATTTTCAGTCTTTTATCTTCCAAGGCTAGTTTGTCCCATTCAGATTTATCTATGTTGCCGTCTCCATTGACATCAAATTTTTTAAATTCATCCATACTTATTTCTCCTAGTCTGAAAGAGGGTTATCTAAAGCCCTCTGTAATTTATCCAACAATTTATCTTCTAAGTCTTTCATCTCAGCATCTTGATTTGATCGTAGTCGTTCACGTTGTGCTTCGAAGCGAACTTCTGCGTTGTCAATCATAGTACGGACTTTGTCCTCAGATTCACGTACCATGTCCTCCACACGATCCGTCTGCTTCTCAATGCTCAATATGTCCGAACGTAATCCATTCTTAATGTCACGACTATATTCTACGGATTCTTCTACTTTTTCCGCAATACCCGTGACTTTTGCATCCATAACATCCATCGCTTGTTGATAAGCTCCGAGGTCTAGCCCCGCGACCTCTTCAATCTTTTGATACATAACGAAGCCACCGTATAGCCCACCTACCACGGTAGATAAGAATGCAAATATAGCCATAATTGATCCAAACGACATTTTCATGCCCCCTGTTTTAAACTCACGATCTGCAAGCCCATCGATGTTATCTGCTATCTTGGTAGTGTCCATTAGTTTTCAAACTCCATTTCGCCACCGGCATTCTGTAGGTTCTTCAGTGCCTCTAGCTCATCACGTAGCTTTTGTATCTCTAGCCTACGTTGTGCCAACTCTATCTGGTAAAGATCATCACAGTTAATACGAGCCTTTGGTTTATCTAAAGGAATAACAATACGTGCATACACACCTATATCTTTGCCCCGACTATTAGTATTTAACCCTGATAGTACGCCTGTTACCCCGTACTCTAAGTTCACACCGCCACCTACAGCGTTACTGCACCGCGTATTGCCTGTAGAAAAAGAGTCCGACTGGTAGTTCATTGGCGGGCTGGGTAATGCAAGCGAAAGAGAGCTACTGTCTGCTACAACAGAACTAGATAATAAACAAAGGGCTACTATTAATCTCATGCAGGCTCACCATCTAGCCTTGAGCATATCCTAGAAGAAACAAGAGTTCTGGACTGGTTAGTCTTCCTTACCTTTGACGTTGTGCATAGATACACAGCTTCAGGCATATCTCTTTTTCTTATGTACACATCAAAAGCTTTATGTTCTTTGTACTCAACTTTCATAATTCTATATGTTGTAGAAAAAGGAATGTTCATCCAGTTTAAATCAAACAAATCAATCTGATAATATTTTATCTCTTCCCTAGAATTAAATAGAGACATTTCTACTTTAACTACATTTTTAATGTGAGTTGTTTTTACTTCGGGATAAGCAGGCGTCATTTCGTGCGCAGACGCACCAAAAGTAACTAGCGAGCCTATCGTAATTATCCTACTTAGCAATGCAGGTTGCCTGTACGACGGCCGTATAAGTGCCTCCCGGTAACGGTTTAGCTGAACCATAAGTCGCACTGGATGCAGTGCTAAACCAAGTAGACCCTGCAAGCGTAAGGTTAAAGTTTGTAGTATTGCCAACTACTGTCTTAGCGGCTTCGTAGGCTGACATGCCAGAAACAGATGTTTGTGTAACACTTGTACTACCCGTCCATGCTAATGTATCTGTCAGAGAAGGTGACGAGCTAAACGACGTTGGGTGTGTTATACTAGCTATATAAGCATCAGCGATCGAAACGTCATACCTCATTACAGGTAGTACACCACCGTCAGCGGGAGTGGTGCTTAGTTTGCTGGCAATCGGGTTGCCGTATGAACCCGCTTTAGTTGTTTGAATAACACATTTAGCCTCTACACTACCTGTAATCTCGACGTTAGCTAGTGCAGGAAATGCAAGAAGTGAAAGTATTGCTATAGAATATTTCATATTAAACCTCATTTGTTATACTGCATATCGACCATTTGTTCGTGCAGAATCTGTTGTGCTAAGTTGTTGCGCAAGGCTTTCTTGTTGTCAGCTATCTCTGAATCAGCAAGACCGGGGGCGTCAGCATACACGCCTCCATTGATAGACGCATTGTAGTACATAGCTATATTAGTCTGTTGGTTAATAGCCATAATAAGATCGTCTTGACCTTGTGCCTTAAATAAGGTCAGTGCGTTGGCAGACGCTGTTAGACCCATTTCAATCCGTGTCTCTTCTTCTTCCTCTTCTTCAGAAAGAATTAAATTACCATCTTCATCATATTGGAACTCGTCAGCTTCTAACGTTTCAACAACAGCATCGTCCTCCAGCGCATCATACACCTCTATCACAGGGAGAACAGGCATGGGCTTTACATATCCCGGACATGAAGGATTTGATTGTGGTTCAAAACATTCATCAATTCTGTAGTTATATATAACTACCGCGTCCTTAACAGTTCCTGTGCCCTCAACATCTATAAAACCATCGCCCCACTTAGTTGCTGATATGTTAGCTAAAGGAAACGACTTTACAATTGTATTTCCGGGAACTCCTGACCAGTCGTCTGTTTCTTTAAATATATAGCCATTACCGTCAGCATTCTTATTTCCAACGTGGACTTTCATGTCATCTTCTGGTCTTTTGACAGTAGTGTATCTATATAAGAGACCATTAATATCAATGCCCGGAATATCAGGCAACACCGAAGTCATCCCCCAACTTAATGCTGTGGATGCGGCATTTCCCGTTGACCCATAACTATAGGGATCACAAGAAGAGTAAGAAGGCCAGAGTGCTAATAATAACACTAAGACCTGTTTTTGTTTCAACGTTTTCATTGAAAATCTTTCTCATTGGATTGTTTTGCTCACGTTCAATAGTTTCCTTAACAGCTTCCATTTCCCATGCTAGTCTAGCTTTATCGCCCACCAACCCATCCTTGGGACAGGGCGTCCCCGCGTTGAGCATGGCTTCAAACACTCTTTCGTCTTGGCACATTACGGATACGGCTGCAACTTTCATCCCCATATCGTACATGGTTTTGGCGTTCTTTAATTTTTCACAATTCATATCCCGTACAGTTCTACCCGCTGAAATACCTAGAATTTGTGTTTGCACGGCTCCTGCTACACCTACAGTACATAGATCAGAGTTAGTGGCGCTTATGTTTGGAGTAATAGCCGAGGGCGGCGGACTGTTAATAGTGGTATCCATCGACCCATTAGAAGTAATTGTACTGTTGGTATCAGTACGAATTGTGTCATCGGCAACAACGTGGGTGCCGATTAAGATAAACATTAAGATAAGTAGGGCTCTTAACACATCTAACTCCGCTTAAAGACACTTGTACGAGGCGCCGAGTTGTTTTGAACCAATGATTCAATGCCCGAGCTTTGCAACTGTTGTGGCGCTATGTACGGAGTAAAAGGTTGAATAGAATTTGTTTCTAATACAGGAGTGTTACTATACATTCCATACGTTCGTCCTTCTATCGGGCGCATTTTTACAGGAGCCGCCAATTGATTTGTAGGTCTTAAACTCTCACCGGGAACCACAGGAAGTTGAGATTGAAAAAGGTTTCCACCACCACCGTTTTCACCCACAGCACGCGTAAAGGCGTTGGGGTTGGGGTAAGGGCTTTCAACAGGTTGTAAAGGCATATCAAAAAATGGATTAC